ATGACTTGCAATAGTGCAATACCACACCACAAGTTTATGAAGTTAGAAATGGAAGAAACTCCGCCAAGGAAGGCATACTCCCTCGAAGAAAACCAGAAAGCAGGATTTAGTTCATTGCTAATTCAGAGCCGTGATTCGATACAAATAGCAGAAAAAAAACCAGCAGAAATAAAATAATCATGTGTTAACAACAATAAATCAAGCTATTCAGCTTTAATAGTAAAATAATAGATAACTTATAGTGCTGTGATTTAATGCATACTAAGAGATATGTTCATCCTCGCCAAATAATATAAATAAACGAACCTAATAAATAGATGCGATATTTAATAATGGTGTCCAGAACATATCCTATGGAATAGATTTAAAACCAGAGGTTAATTCTAACTAATTTATTCTGTTGGTGGGTCGTGCAGGGTTCGAACCTGCGACCAATTGATTAAGAGTAAATCCAACAGGTTTTTAAAATCAATAATTTACTTATAAATCAGTCGGATAAAAAACGGCAAAGTTCGATAAACTATGAGATTTGTGAAGCTCTGCCGCCATTTTGTCGCCAAATAATACTTAACCAGTGACTGAGATTAACTGCATCAATAACGTTCAGTCCAAATACGCCTTTTCGTTAGCTCATTGTGAGAATAATTAAAGTTGGATTTCATTTTTGGTTTTATAGAGATAGTAGAAGAAAACATTTTCATATCTCTAAATATATCCATCCCTTTGCCTATCTCATAGGCTATATCATCAAAGCAAATAAATCTATCATGAGAGAATTTTTTAAAATCATCATCGTGACAAGATGATATGACAAGGTTAGATAGTGCTTTCTGATATATATTTGAGCCCGTCATTTTCTTTCTAAGGTTATTATTTATTTGATCATAAATCTCTGACCCTTTCTGATCTCCGGCTGTATAAATTGTTAAAGAAAACATTTTATTTTCCTGTGCCAAAAAATCAACAAAAATGTCTACCGCTGTTCTTTTTTTACTGATATCCTTTATCAAATTAACACCTAAATATCTATCTATAATAGTTATTATTTTAGAATTTTTTGCGGTTTTTTTGAATTGCTCACTCCATATTTTATTTATGTCATCTCCAACCTTTGTTCCACGGTCACATAATTCTAGACTCCTAAGATAAGTTTTACTATTTAATATTCCATTTATTTTTGATATTTCTAAATTATTACCTTGCGCTATATCAACGGTATCATCAACACCTAATGAATTAAACTCATTAGGTACCAGTATTAAATCCATACCAGTCTGTAAATACAGACTTTCCACCTGATTGATATTTTGAAATGAAGAAATTTTTTTATAATCTACATCTAAATTGCGAACTCTTCCTGTTGTTAGCGCGGCTAACCATTTCATAGAGTATTTGGGCTTTATTGTCGATATCCACTCTCTATACTCTTTAAATGAGCTTTCAGGATAAAGTAGACAACCTCTTTCAATCCAAAAATCAAGCAATATCCCATTTATAATATTTGCATTTGGACCATTAATATCGCCAGCAGCCAAAAAATCTTCGTCAAAATGAAATTCAGTTAACATATCACGCTCCAAAAATTTCATTTAGACGCTCTTCAAAGAATCCATTTGGCCAGTGCTCTGTAAAATCCCCATCATCATCTAGAGGGAGGCTTAATATTTTAGAACCAGACTCATCAGACAAAACATAGTAAACCTTAACAAGTTCTTTTTTTATTTTGCCTTCCCTAATTCTACGCTGCATTCTTAACATTAAAGATTCACTATGTGTTTCAATTATCCACTGATTTTTTAGTCTGCCATCAGCGGCTGTTACTGAAGCAATAAATAAATCGGCAAGATGTGCTTGTAATCTAGGATGTAAATGTATTTCTGGTTGCTCGACACAAAGGATATTATTATTTGATACAATAGCTTCGGTAATTATAGGCAAAACTTGGCCAATACCAAATCCAACATCCATAGGTGTTACTAACGTACCATTTCTTAAATCCTTAAGTATTATAGAAATAACTTTACCACTAAGTTCATTGCCAAAATTCTTCACTTTAAGACTATATGGTATTTCGAATGACTTCATCCATTCATTTAACTCAGATATAACTTTAGAGCCAGCCATATATAGCTCACCGCCAAGATTATTTTCCCCTTTCATCTTAAATGCGCTATCTACTTCAGAGAGATAAAATCTCTTAGGTGTTGTTCTTAATGGACCTAAATACTTAACACTATTAAACTCATATATTACCTCATCAGATAATCGCCTAAGATATTCATTACTAAACTCTGCAAAAGATGTCCCTGCCAATGTCATTGGCATTGATATATTTTTATTTATTTTATAAATATTTTCAGAAATTGCTTTATATATATAACTTCTTATACGTTCTGCCCCCTCAATTCTAAATGATTTATCAACTCTCTTAGAAATGAATTCACTTAATGAAGTTATAGTTTCACTATCTCCGTAGTAATTTTCTAGTAATTCATTAGTATAATTCAATTTTCCTTTTGATATATTAACCTTAAGCTTATTTTGTTTGGTTCCTTTAGTGTCAACACTATATTTGAAATTTTTCAAATATGAAGACGGTGTATTATCCTCAATGCCACCATCCTCTTTATGACTATAAGTAAACTCAATGCTACGTATATCAGACGCAGCTAAAAAAGGGGCTTCTGAGAATATATCAGTATAACCTGCACCACTTAAATTGCTAAAAAATGAAAACGATAATTTAATATCATTCTTTACATTATGTCCATGCACAATTGAACTAAACGAGTTTAAGTCTACACATGGTCCTATTGCTATAAACTCTCCTTGTCTGTGTGGGGAAGATAAAGTCTGTTTCATTCCCAGCAAAGACTGAATTATAGTGCTTTTCCCTGATGAGTTCTGACCAAATATTAGCGTTATAGGTGCAAGCTCTAATTCTTGTTTATCAGAAAAAGATTTAAAGTTGCTCATAGACATTTTACTTAACATACTATCTCACTTAAAGGATTTAATCTTAATGCATCATCCAAATGCTCAGGCGCAAAGTGCGCATAACGCATCGTCATTTTGATATCCGTATGCCCTAGGATTCGCTGCAATACTAGAATATTTCCACCTTTCATCATGAAATGGCTGGCAAAAGTGTGACGCAGAACATGTGAACACTGTCTATCTGGTAGTTTTATGTTCGTTCTTTTGAGTGCGGTGCGGAAAGCGGCATAACATGAGGGGAATAAACGACCGGTCTTTTTGGGTAAAGAGTTAAATAATTCTTCACTAATTGGAATGCTGCGATTGCGCTTCCCTTTGGTTTTTGTGTAAGTGACTTTATATGGCATTACTTGCGTATGAGTCAGGCTTTCCGCTTCAGACCAACGTGCGCCAGTGGCCAGACACAAGCGTACAACGGTAGCCAACTCAGGTACTGTGCTGTTTTCACATTCTTTCAGAAGGTTGGCTATTTGCTCTTTAGTCAGGAACGCCATTTCTTGCTCATGAGTTCGATACTGGCGCACACCACGGAGGGGATTATCGTAACGCCACTCACTCAAGCGGGAAAGTTCATTAAACATCGCCCGCATGTACGCCAATTCGATATTCAGCGTACGCGGTGTTACGCCTTTGGTACGAGTACCACGTAATATTTTCCCGTTGAGCCGTTGTTCACGGTATTGAGAAAATGCTTTTGCATTGAAATCTATGGCACGTGGGTCACCAAGGTCACGGCACATATTGAGCAAAACCTGATGACGAGATTTACCATCGCTCAAAGTGATGCCATGCGCCCGATGCCAAATCTCGATCAGCTCTGACAACAACCGTGTGTCCTGCTTTTCACCTAACCAAGGTTTGTTGTCTACCTGCTCCATCGTGAAGCGCTCAAATGCCAATGCTTCACCTTTAGTCGCAAACTGCTTTCTTACTCGCTTCCCTTCCCTACCTGCCGGATAACATTCACATATCCATTTTCCGGTATTCAACTTTCTTACTGCCATACAACGTACTTACACCTTCCTTAAAACACTATCTACCTGGGCTAAAACAGTTATCTCGTTCAACGCGCATTCAAATGGTATCTTTATCTCTGTTCCACTGACTCTCACTTTACCCACAGGGATAAGTTCTAGATTCCGGATACTAACTTTACCTTCGATTTCTACTAGCCATGTCCCATCTGAGATTTCTTCAAATGAGTAATCAACTAAACTAATCGTTTCATTCGAGACGATAATTTTTGGTTCAGTAAGCTCAGGGGATAGCAGTGAGTTATCCAATACCAGATGCCCATCTTCAACCAATTTACCTTTGATAATCTTGTATCGGGTAAGTGAGGTTATGTCGCCCTTTGCATCATCGTACATTGGGCCCTCCCCTGTAACCAGCCACCGCAGAGAAACTCCGGTTTCCAGCGAACACCAGATAATCACCTGCGCCGGATAATAATCTCTACTCCACCACGTCCCAAAGGTACTGTTTGTAATACCCGTATGCTGTGAAAGCTCTGTTCTGGTTTTGAATCCATATGCCTCCAGAACTCGAGTCAACGCTTCACGACCACCATGATTGGGGTTGAATTTATTCATATGCATAGATATATGAAGGATAGAGTTTTTAATATTATTACTTGGCTTCACAATTTCTTTAACACACTATCTACACGGGCTAAAACAGTAATGTCTGTCAATGCACACTCAAATGGCACCTTTAGCTCATTGCTGCTGACCCTTACTTTACCAACAGGAATAAGCTCTAAATTTCTGATACTTGCTTTATGCTCAATCTCAACTAACCACGTCCCATCCGAAATATCTTCAAATGAGTAATCAACCAAATTGGTCACTCCATCCGAGATGATAATTTTAGGCCGAGCCATTCCAACCGATAACAAAGAGTTATCCAAAACCCAATATCCATCTTCAAACAATTTACCATTGATAATTTTATAGCGAGCAACTGAGGTTATTTCGCCTTTTGCATCGTCATACATTGGCCCCTCACCGATGGCGAGCCAACGTAGTGAAACACCAGTTTCTAAAGCACAACCAATCAATAAGTTAGCAGGGTAAAAATCTCTTTTCCACCAAGTGGTTATAGTAGCAATGCTGATCCCTGTTCTTTCTGAAAGCTCAGTTCTCTTATTTAAACCGTAGGCTTTAATTACCCTTTGAATTGCAGATCGCCCACCACGCTTTGGAGCAAAAATATTGTCATTTGTATAATCAGTCATAATTTAATCGCCATAAGTTGTATCGATCTTATGACCATCGACGTCTCACCAACTTGCCTGCCATAAATCGATCACGCTTTACTAATAACGCGTTCCACTATGCCAATGATTTTTATATCTGCCAGAGCACACTCAAATGGGGGTTTGATCTCTCCGCCACTAATTCGGACGCGACCAACCGGGACTAACTCCAAATCGCGAATACTCTTCATTCCTTCAATTTCAACCAGCCACTTACCATCGAGCACAGTTTGAAATGACTTATTTACGATATAGGTACTATCTCCGCTATTGACAGCAATGAGATCATTTTGAGACTGAAGCAATGACTTATCGAATAAAACAGCGCCAGTATCACTAAGTATCCCTTTGTCTAAATTAAATAAATTAATTTTCTGAATTTGACTGTCCGTATCTTCGAACATCTGGCCTTCCCCCGTAGCCAGCCATTGTAATGATGCACCTGTTTCAAGTGAGCACCACACCATAACTTGTGCGGGGTAAAAATCGCGACGCCACCATGTATTGAGAGTGCTGTTACTAATTCCTGTGTAATCAGATAGTTCGGTTCTCGTTTTAAATCCATAGGCTTCCATGATTCGCTTCATGGCTTCTTGACCACCTGAATTCGGATCATATCTGTCAGCATTTTTTTTATTCATTTAAACGTTCACCTATTGACAATGTTTTATATAAACATCATCATTCTCAAAAGTGTTCAAATAAGTATTTTTTGTCGATTATCGTTTATCGAAGCCATTGGGGATAATGCCTTATGAAACCAGTGATCTCAATCAATCTTGTAATTCCTAACCCCTACCTCCCTATTGAAGAGTTCTGCCGCCAGACTGGCCACGCGAAAACGACTGTGGTTGATATGGTCAGAGATGGCAGAATCACTATCAAACGTAAAGCCGATACCATCAGCGAAAAAACCGGTAGGCCCAAAACCAAATCTAAAATCGAAATCAATATGGTCGAGCTGACGTTACGCGCTCTTGCCGAGTCTAATTTTGATGTTCGTTTGAACGATAAACCATTACGGTAATTCTCCTGAATTATTGAGGTTAGCGCCATGTTTGCAAATGGAACTGACAAACACCCTCATTGGGATTCAGCCTTGCGACGCTTTGCCGATACTGTCGAGATAAAACGAGTCGCCGAAACCATTGGTATGAATCCCCAGACACTGCGCAATAAGTTGAATCCGGCACAGCCGCACGAACTGACAACAGTGGAATTGCTGCGTATCACCCACGCCACACAGAATTACACCCTATTGGATGGTGCGCTGGCTGAACTAGGCCGCTTGCCTTCATTGCCGTTGGAAAATCCGCAGGAAGCCACTGATATTCCAACTCAGGCTCTCAAAATCAGTTCAGCCGCAGGAGAATTGGCTAGCGAATCACTGCAATTAATATCCGGCAGTCGGCTCACCAAAAAACGCAAAGACGCTATTGTCAGCCGCGCTAATAAAGCGGTCCGTGACCTGATGCTATTTGCATATGCCATTGAAGAGAAATTTCACTCAATCCCGGTACTCAGTACTACTTTCGATATTGCCTGTAATTCTGGCCTACCGGGATTGACATATTAATTAACGAGGGAGATCTCCAGCAAACCACGCCATTACTTTTTCAAAGAATGTCAGTTTGTGGTCATCCGGCAGACCCGATGCAATTGCCGCTCGTTTATAAGCTGGATTTAACAAAGCACCGAAAGGTGTTGAATCGGAGTGATGGAGAGTTTTCAGATGCGTTCGAATCACCTCGTCTGTCATCTCATCGCTGCTAAACAGCAAATCGGCATACTGCCGACGCTGAACAGCAGCTCGTTCTGCAATGATAGACGGCTGCCATACCAATTGAACAGTAGCGATGATGACAACCGGTAACGCAAATAGCCATTCAATGCCAGTGCTGGCGAAAACAGCCGTACCACTGATCAATTGAATTGCTGTCATTAGCTTGTCGGCCCGGTTGTGAAAAACCGCCGTCATAGTTTCAAGATAGTAGGAATAACGTAACTGAAAAATGGCGGAGCTTTGTTTATCCATAACGGTTCCTTATTTTTTGTCTTCGTTTGGCTCCGGTTGTGGTTTTGGAGCCGGACGGTGTAGCACATGGAAGTCTTCAGTATCTGCCATGGAAGTTCCCCTTTAAGTGGTTGGTTGATTGTTGGCACGACAAATATACCACTAAAGCCACGAACCGGGCGTGGGGAAATATCCCGGTATCAATATGTTAGGAGTCAAAAAATGCAAAACCCAATCTCAATTGCCCCATTACTCTGGCGTCAACAAGGCCACAATGCTGGCCGCGTTGAGATTAAACACGGCAGAGGTAAGCCAGGCATTATTATTCGCCCTGATGGTCGCCGTTGGGCACCACCACCAGGCACTTTTACTGATTCTCATCGGAGGATTGGTAAATGAGCATTCGCTGCGCTTTCGGAATAGAACACCTTCGCGCAATGCCACTTCCTTTGCGCGCCGTTATTGGCAAACACTTTGCTGGCACTCGCTGGCGGGATACCTGCAACTTTTACGACTCTATGCCTGAACGTTACCGGGCAACCGTCTGTTTTCATGCTGAACTGAAAAAGCGCCACGCCCTACTTCAACTGGCGGAAATGGATGATAACGAGCGGCAACGTATCGTCAGTGCGTTGGATGAATTACGACATCACTTTGCTAAATATCGCAAACACGCCATTAGCAACGTCGCCTTTATTCAACGACTGCCTATCAGCGTGCGTAAAACCCTATTTCTTCATGCTGGATTAAGCCACAAAGAGTTTAATCAACCGGCCAGTTATCTAGAAGAAGACGCTTGCCCGTGGCGGGAAACTTTAATAGCAGCATTACGTGAATTACTTAATTTATTCGAAGATGCGCCGGATATTTTAACTGCGGTTAAACCTGACGCTTATTTCAACTAATCATCGTATTTAAATTAATTGGCGTATGACCCGCCGGGTTTCCTACGCCCTGAATAAGGCCATAACCATGCACATGTATAAAACCATAGGACAAGATATGCATACCCGCGCCCTTGAACAGGCGCGCCAACACCAACTGAATCAAGCACGTAAGGAGGCTAAAGCCGATGCAGCTATCAGTTTCTCTTCATATTTAGACCGTCTCGCTACCCATGCCGCCAATCAACAACTTTCCAGCAATGAAATTGTCGAGTTGCTGCGTCAGGAATCCGAACAATTTCAACAACGTGGCTTTGAGTGCCATCAGAGTGATTTTTAAGGAGATCTGAAATGCCCGATATGTTCGATCACTCTCAAGAGCTGCAACAGCTCCAGTTGGAACACCAGATAGCGGCAGCCAGAACCAACACCCTGATGCCATCCGCTTTTATATGCGCCGACTGTGATTCTCCAATTCCAGAAGCACGACGCGCCGCATTGCCGGGTGTGCAGTGCTGTGTCCACTGCCAGCAGATCCGAGAAATAAAACGCAAACATATCCGCGTATGACTTCAGTTAATCGGGGGCGCTTTGCCCCCTCGCCACCGCTGCCATTTACAGTAAGTTGCCGCGAGACTTTCGTCGGCGCTTATCCGTGGAATGCACCACGCAAAGCCATAGGTCGTGAAAGACAACTTACCCGTGAAGAATACCTTCAGGGGCAAGCTGTTTTAAATAAAATCAACAGTCTGCCGTATTTCCTGCGCTCGCTGTTTATCAGCCGCCATGCCAATCTACAAAAACACCAAGGCCAATTAGCTGCTAATAAGTATCTGGTCCTCAGCTTTATGCAGCTTATTTGGCCACGCATTCAAACCGTAAACCAAAAGCATGGTTTAAAACACGATATCGCCCTTGGCTTTTTAAGCGAGGAAGAGACATATTTAAGTCTGCCAGGCATGAATGATAAAGAACTGGTTAGATTTGCAGGCCATATTTCTGCACAGTTGTTTTCTGCTTATGAAGAACTTAGCGATACCTATATTGCTGAACATAATGGCGATAAAACAGCACTATTCAACGATAGCGCACAAACCAAACTCTATGGCCATATTGCTGGCATGGCACGGTCATTAAATATTACCCCGCTACACTGGCGTAAATATCGTAAAGGTAAGTTAACCATGCGCCACGCTTTCTCCGCTATTGCCCGATTGGTCAATGATGAATGGTGGACACGTCAGTTTAAAGCCCTGCGCACCCGTTGGCGGGAAGCACTCTTAATTGCAGTGGGCGAAGTGAATCGTCACAAATCCGGTTATGCCAGCAAGCAGGCGATTAAAGATATTCAATCGCGCCGTTTGTCTAATATGGAATTTTTGAAGGGCTGCGAACTGGAAAATGTTGATACCGGTGAGCGTATTGATCTGATCGATAAAGTGCTGGCCAGTATCTCTAATCCAGAAATTCGCCGCATGGAATTGATGAATACCATCGCCGGTATTGAGAAATATGCCGCTAATATGCAACACGTCGGTATGTTTATCACCATCACAACCCCTTCCAAATACCACCCAACTCGTGTGGTAGAAAATGGTGAAAAAGAAAAAGTCCTGTTTAATCACAAATGGGATAAAGAAGCGTTTACGCCCAAAGATGGTCAGCGTTACCTGTGCAAAATCTGGAGTAAGATGCGCACAGCGTTCAAAGATAACGACCTGAAAGTTTACGGCATGCGCGTGGTCGAGCCTCACCATGATGGCACCCCTCACTGGCATATGATGCTGTTTTGTGAGCGTCAGCATCGCCGACAGGTGATCGACATCATGCGCCGTTATTCTCTAATGGAAGACGGTGACGAACGTGGCGCAGAAAAGAATCGCTTTGAATGCAAACATCTGAAAAAAGGCGGTGCGGCTGGCTATATCGCGAAATACATTGCCAAGAATATCGACGGTTATGCACTGGATGGCGAACTGGATCATGAAACTGGCCAGCCGCTAACTGAAACCGCTGCAGCCGTCACCGCTTGGGCGGCAACGTGGCGCATCCCTCAATTCCACCCAATTGGCATTCCAACGATGGGAGCTTATCGCGAATGCCGCCGCATTCGTGGCCTGAGTCTTGCAGAAAGATTCGATGATCAGGTTGAAGCGGTACGTGCTGCCGCTGATGCCGCTGATTTTGCCGCCTATATCACTCAACAGGGAGGTGCCAACGTACCGCGCGATCAGCAAACCATTCGGGTAGCCCGCAAGGTGGCCGAAGAACTCAATGCTTATGACGAAGAAGTACAAAAGATCATCGGCATTTATGCCCCTCATCTCGGCGAATCTAAGATTTATGAAACCCGTTCAACCCAATGGCGTATTGTCGCCAAGGCCGTTGACGTTGAGCTTTTGACTTTAAAAAGCGCCTCTGGCGCGCCTCGGAGTTCTGTCAATAACTGTGGGTTTGCTGCTGAAGTAACCACCATTAAACCGACAGAATTACCACCAGAAAGCACCTATTCACCGGTAAATACCCCAATAGATTGGGATGATGAAGGCAATGTGCTGCTGATTAAGTCAATTTTGCGCGGGCAAACTCCCACTATTAACCATAAACAGCGCCCCTATGATCCGTATCACTGTCGCGAGGCCGCTCCTTCTGCCCGCCTGACACAAGAAAAACGGGCACGTTTGCCCAAAATTCGAGGCGAATTGGCCGCTAAAGGTATCCAGCCCACGAGGTGGGAGCTGGAGGCACTGACACGCGGAGCCAAAATCCACTTTGGCGATCTGGTGTTTCACTATCCACGGCTAGATACATGGGGAGATATGACTAAAGATTTATAGCTAAATCGCCATATCCGAACAAAGTCTCATAAAAACATTGATGTACTTGACTAACGAAAACGCCCGAAACAATAATACTGTATATTTATACAGATAGTAAGGAGAGATAAATATGGAACATATTGAACAAATCTATCTTGCCCTGTCACGTATACAATTCATCGCTGAAATTTCCCTCACCGCATGCTGCAAGCATGAAGAAATGGAGATGGCACTCTACCTAATCTCTGATTTAGCGGACGAATGCTTGCCGAATAATGGGCATGAAGAAGTGTTCTATAAGGCGTCACCAGACTGCACAGAATGATTAAAAAATGTTTACTAGGAGTGAATCCCGAAATAGCGTGAAACAGGCGATATTCCAATGACAAATTCATATTTGTTAATATGTGCCTGCATTCTTCATCAGCACACGCAGAAAGGAATACCATGAATAACATAATCGCTTTTTTGTCTCTGTCGCTTTTATTGATGCCCACATTGAACCGCCACTAGACGTATTCCGGGCCAAAAACAGTGACAAAGACCCAATCCTTAGCTCCCTTGATGTGATATAGGCCAAGCTTCGGTAAATAACATGGGTACTTTGTCACTTTTTATCATTCAACTCATGACGCTATACCATAGGAAGTGAGGATTGATATGCATCAACTGCCTAGGGACATTCCCTGGTCGTATACCTTCAGAGTTTAAAACCCTATTTGGACCACCACAAACTACAGGTGATATCATTAATCATCTGTAAACCTTGAGAACATGCAGCCAAATGATTTCACAATATGATTACGTCGTTCGCCAATTAGCCAGGACGAAAAACAAAAAACACGAACAATATGTCGTTACTGGCATTGTGCATAAGCTAAACCGCGATGACATAAAATTCGTTACTCAGCAGTACGTGAAAAGAGAATCAGGGCGAGCACTGACCGATCTTTATTTCCCAGCCATCAACCTGCATATTGAGATCGATGAACCTTTCCATCTCAAACAAGCCGAACACGATAATCTCCGAGAAGCCGATATTATTGATGCTACTGGTCATGAGGTTATTCGCATCTCAGTTGATGGTTCATTACGTCAGATGAACGAACGTATTGACGATTGTGTTGCTGCAATCAAGTCTAAGATCGCTGCATTAGGTGATTACTTTGAGCCTTGGGATATGGATAAAGAGCTATCTATCGAACCTCATATCCGCAGAGGCTATATCGATGTGAAAGATAACGTAGCATTCCGCAGGATTACTGATGCCTGTAACTGTTTCGGCCATAACTACAAGTTTCTCCAGAAGGCCGGAGCCAAACATCCCTACCATGACGATATACTTATCTGGTTGCCCAAACTTTTTGATAATGAGCACTGGAGCAATCAGATATCTAATGATGAAAACGTCATTACTGAAATACCTAAGTCCGAAGACGCCCAGGCCGCTCACTTTGATAAATGGATGGCAGAAACGAGAAATAAACGCCTGGTTTTTGCAAAAGCCAAAGATAATTTAGGAATGACACTTTACCGCTTTAAAGGGCTTTATGAGTTAAACCCAAAGAAAAGCAATCGTACCATAGGTCTATATTGGCAACGTATTTCTACTCGGGTGAAAACCTATCCATCACCGGAAAGAAACGCTGATTGAAACGGTAGATGCTATTCGTAACCCATGCATGCATTGAGCGCATGAATTTGCATGAAGATCCGCTGCCAGATTTGAGCGCACCAAGTCAGTACTGGCGCGGATCTACCACGATCACGCAACTGCATGAAAAGCGCCCTATAAAGCGGGCAGGCGTGGCGGGGATACGATTGCGCGCGATGGGATCTGAACTATGCATTTGTATTGGAAATAACACCATGAATAATATAATGAAAATCGATGGACACACTGCGGTCATCACTTTTGACCCTGATATGGAAATGTTCCGAGGCGAGTTTATCGGCCTTAATGGTGGCGCTGACTTCTATGGCAGCAGCGTGGAAGAACTGAAAAAAGAGGGTGTACGCTCTCTATCGATCTTTTTAGATGAGTGCAAAAAGGACGGTATTGAACCGTATAAATCCTTTAGTGGTAAAATCGTCGTTTAGCTAACGTCTAAGCGCCATCAGGCTCTTATCCTTACTGCACGGTACTGGTCATTCGATTAGTGACCTACTGAGCTAGGGCGAGGATATGGTCACACTGAAGTATTCTTGATTGGTTAATCTGTTGGAGCGCGGAAACAGACTTGCATGTAAATCCATACAGTATTAGTCTGTCCTATAATCCTATAAAATCTCCACCATCTTGTAGTAGGCAATGGTATCCATAATGAAGAAAATCCAAAAATTCAAAGTGATAGACCTATTTTGTGGTGCTGGGGGACTATCTGCTGGTTTTCTGAAAGGAAAACAAGCTAATTACTTTGAAAGCATTTTGGCTATCGACAATGATACAGCCGCAATCAGGACCTATAACGCTAATTTCGGCAATCACGGCGTTACAGCTAACATTGATGAATGGATTGCAGAAAATGAAATCCCGCAAGCAGATATAGTTATTGGTGGACCACCATGCCAAGGCTTTAGCCTGCTCAATAAAAAACGAGCAGGAGATCATCGCCGTGCCTTATGGGAACCCTATATGGATATCATCGAACAATCCTCCGCTTCCATTTTTGTCATGGAAAATGTGCAAGGGTTATTAAACAGCGAAGAGTTCGCCGATATTACCGCCAGAGCGCATGAACTTGGGTTTATCTTGCTCAATCCATCCCTACTCAATACCGCTGACTACGGTGTTCCGCAGACTCGCAAGCGAGTCATCGCCATAGGAGTCAAAGCAGAGTTATTTGATATCAACCAGCTCCCTGCTTTCCCTCCAACACCAACTCACTGTTCGCCCGATAAAAATAGTGCCTTGCCAGCATGGGTTACAGTCAAAGATGCTATTTCTGATTTACCAGAGCCGGAAGGAACAGAGATAAGAGATGTTCCTGCACCGCTTAACTTACATTTTGGGCGAAACCCAACAGCGCTTTCCCAAGAAAGATATCGTGTCGTTCCTCCCGGTGGGAACAGGTTCGATTTGCAAAAGCAACGCCCTGATATAACACCGGCTTGTTGGATTAAAAAAGCTTCTGGTGGAACGGATCTTTTTGGCAGACTGTGGTGGGATAGACCATCAGTAACAATCAGAACTGAGTTTTTCAAACCAGAGAAAGGGCGCTATCTTCATCCGGAGAAACATCGTCCAATAACTCATCGTGAAGCCGCTCGTTTGATGAGTTTCCCGGATGACTTTATTTTTATTGGTTCCAAAACCGAAGTAGCAAGGCAAATTGGTAATGCGGTCCCCCCCTTATTTGCCCAAAAAATTGCAAATTATGTCCAAAACTTAATGGAATTAAAAATAAAAAATGGCGAGAAGATCTCAGAAAAGTACGCCGGAAAAGCTGCGTAAAGAACTGCTTGAGCTTATTACTGATTTTGAACACAAGTTGCTGGATGAATCCTTGCGGGAGCAAGTCCGAGCCTTAGTTCCTGCTAACCATCTTTTGCGAGATTTAGGAAGTTCATTGATTGTCGGTGAAGATAGCAACTCAGCCAGAGATCGTATTCTTTCCTATCTAATTAGATATCCAAGACAAATCATTCTTGGCGATGAACTCATGGTTGTCGCTGGAATCAGTGAGTACGCAAGAAGAATTAGAGAGTTACGCGTTGAATTTGGCTGGGCGGTGCTCAGTGGCAAAATGTTGAAAGAAATTGTAGAACAGCAAGAAGTAACACTTGAGGAACTAAACGCGACTTCTCTTCAGACTCTTAAAACCGATGTTTATACCTTAATCAACACTGAACAAGATAGAGAAGCTGCGTTACGTTGGAACGAAGCAAATGAACTTCGCAAAAGCAAGATCTCTGTTAAAGATAAAATCTTGTTGTATTTGAGAAAAAACGTTGGTCGGGCTGTTTCTGGAGAGGAACTGCGTTATCTCGCAAACGATAGTAAAGAATGGGCCAGAAGAACCAGAGAATTACGCACAGAAGACGGTTGGCCAATCGCCACTAAAAACTCCGGTCGACCGGAGTTATCTGTTGGCGCTTATCTTCTGGAGCAAGATCGACAAGCCAAGCCACATGACAGAAAAATCCCTGACCCTGTGCGCGTTAAAGTTCTCGAAAGAGACCATCATTCATGCCGAAATTGTGGCTGGCAATATCAGCTAAAAAAACCGAGCGATCCGAGATCATTGCTTGAACTCCATCATATAGAACACCATGTTGATGGCGGTGAAAATACCGTTGAAAATCTGATTACTCTCTGTAATGTTTGCCATGATGAGGTTCATAAGTTACAGACTCCCCCATCAGAGCTTTTGGCCTTATTAAACAAGCCGTTAAAAGATTGATTATTTAGGCATATACAGATTTTAGTGAACTGTTGTGCATTTAAGGATCTAAAAACTAAAGCACTCAGTAAGCCTGAAGTTAAGAAAGACTACTATGAAGCAGATTTAACTAAGACAGAGCTTCCGGAACGTTTTGATGTTAAGCCCCAAGCCGTTCTTTGTTTATTGAGAAAGAGGCCTATTTTATGAATTTTAATCCAAGAAAAAAATATATTTGCTATTGCTGTGTTGGTGAGAAATTTTTATCTAATGAAATTGAGTCTACAAATAAAAAACTAAGTAGAAAAAGAAAATGCAGTTATTGTCATGAGAAAGAAATGACTATTACCATTCAAGATATTGGAGATAGAATTGAAAAGACAATAACAGAGCACTATATTAAAACATCTGATCAGCCTGATGATTTCCAATATGCAATGCTAAGAGATAAAGAAAGTTCTTACGATTGGGAGCGAGAAGGGCAAGATATTACTAACCTTATATTTGATCTTGCTGGTGTTAGTATGGAAATAGCTGAAAATATACAAATCTATCTTGAAGATAAAAACTCTAGTTGGTCACATCACGATGAGCCAGATATAGAAACAGAGTTTTCAAGTGAATCTCACTACACAGAAACAAAAGCTAATGGCAATGAATATCAGCAACTTTGGAACAAATTAGAGCAATCCCTTAAAGAAGAGGCAAGATACTTTAATCATAATGTCATGAGTACCTTAGAAGAAATTTTTTCCGGACTTGATACTATGAATACATTCAATAATAAGCCATTACTTAAGTATGTCGGAGTTGATACTAAAATAACTCATTTATATAGAGCTAGATCCTTCGAAAATTTTGAAACAATGGAAAAAGCTTTAGTTGACCCTGAAAATTTGTTGGGGCCTCCCGCTACAGTTTATAGTGGTTCAGGAAGAATGAATGCTCGAGGAATATCTGTTTTTTATGGTGCCAACACCCGTGAAACAGCCATCTCCGAGATTAGACCATCAGTTGGAAGTCAGGTATTAACCACCAAATTTGATATAACCTCAAAATTAAAAGTTTTAGATTTAAGAAATCTAGATAAAATATCACCTAAAGGCAGTTTATTTGATCCTATATTTAAAAAAAAGATTAACCAAGTAGCCTTTTTAAAGAATTTAAAAGAAAGAATTGTTAGCCCTGTCTTACCATCTGCTGAAGCATTCGATTACCTAACCACTCAAGCTGTAGCAGAATTTCTAGAACAACATCCCATATATAATGTTGATGGGATATTGTATCCATCAGTCCAATCTAAAAATGATGATTTTAATTTGGTGATTTTTCATAAATCATCAAAGATAAAATTCAGACCCCCATCAAAAAAAGAATTTAAGGTAATGTCTTATTTTGACGATGAATATGAGATGTGTGTATTAGAAACAGAACTAAAAATAGAAAAAAAAGATAATAAACAGGATGAATCTAACTTCACCGAATGTTTATCCATTGATGTTGGTAGCATTCACCTCCATGAAATATGTGGGGTGAAATATTCTTTTTCATCCAAGGGGATCAGTTGGCGCCCACATCAAAATCGCCACTTTGAAGATGAATAATTTCTATTCTGTGAATTAATTTAGATAATAACGAACTGACAGTGAAAAATATATGCTGTCAGTTTTAATATCAATGAAAAACTAAACACATTTCAGATTGTATAGTTTAAACCCTACAACCTCCTCCCCTATCCACTCATTCACCTCTTTCATCCGTTCCTGTAGCGGCATCAACTCGTTCCTTACAAACACCTGGCTGGCTTTTTCTATGTCGCCAAATCCGCCGGTGTTATTGGGGATAATACCCATCATCTGCGGTGGTACGCGGTGGGCGCTGAGTAGGTCGTCGCGGCTGGCGTTTTTGATATTAAAAAAATCGTCTTTGGTGGCCACCTCGCTGAGTGGGACGATCTTGATACCGTCAGGTTTGCCATTTGGAGCATAGAAGAACAAGTTTTTAAAATTCCCCAACCCTTTGGTGCTGCGCATGGCGTTGCGTAATGTTTCTACGTCGGTATTACTTTGGGCCGCATCGGTGACATACATGATATAACCGGCGTGTGCGCCGTTCTGGAAATACTTGCGACGGAATAACGTGGCCGACTCGTTCAGCCATGCTGAGTTGAGGGAACTGAGATATTCTGGCAAGCCGTAAAGCTCTTGATTGATATCCGGTTCAATCAGGTGAAATACCGTACCTGGCTCAAAGCGATGCGGTTCGCGGAAAGATTGCACGAACCAATACACATCATCTTCTACTCCACGGCGGGTATATTTGGCCGGTGAACATTCCAGCCGCATTAACTTGCCTAAGCGATTGAAACGCTTCTCCAGAAAAGCATTGCCGAAGACCAAGAAATCCAGAGCAAAGCGGCTAAACTCTTGGGCGCTAAGCAGCGGATGTGGGATAAAAGTGCTAGTCAGAATATTACGTTTCACATAAATCGGTGAGCTGTGATGTACCGCCGCACGCAGACTTTTGGCCAACCCGGTGAAACTGATTGGCGGCTCAATCCATTTACCATTACCGATGCATTCGGCGTAATCCAGAATATCACGGCGATCCAACACAGCAGAAGGTTCGCCAAAACTAAACACTTCCATTGGTTGCTGCGGTTGGCGAGTTAGATTGGTTGATTTTACTGCCTTGCGGCCTTTGCGTTTGCTCATCAGTTAAAATCCAGAATTGAAGATTGGGCATAACCGTTACCGGCGGTTATGGTCGCAAAACTGGCTGGCGCAGTGGGGGCGAGTTAATGTTAGATGTGCTGACAAAAGATGCGGGTAACATATTGATGCCGGATTTTATGTTAACGCTTGATAGTCGTGATATTACCGGCAATATCAGCAACCGCTTGATAAATCTAACCCTGACTGATAATCGCGGCTTTGAAGCCGATCAGCTTGATATTGAGCTTGATGACGCCGACGGACGAGTTGAGTTGCCGCTACGCGGTGCAGTTTTGACGTTGTTTCTCGGCTGGAAAGGATTTGCGCTGATCGGTAAAGGTAGCTTTACCGTTGATGAAGTGGAACATCGCGGTGCACCGGATACCGTGACCATCCGTGCCAGAAGTGCAGATTTTCGTGGCACGCTAAATTCCAGACGCGAGCAATCATGGCATGACACCACGCTCGGCGTTATCGTTGAAACCATCGCCACGCGTAACAAACTCGTTGCCAGCGTCACTCCAGCATTAGCCTCAATTAAAATTCCGCATATTGACCAGTCGCAAGAGTCCGACGCCAAATTCCTCACTCGCCTTGCAGAACGCAACGGGGGCGAGGTTTCCATCAAAGCGGGGAAGCTATTGTTTCTTATAGCTGGTTGCGGCGTCACTGCTAGCGGCAAACCTATTCCGCAAGTCACCATCACCCGCCGCGACGGCGACCGACATCAGTTTGCCATCGCTGATCGGGGCGCTTACACCGGTGTTACAGCAAAGTGGTTACACACCAAAGATCCGAAGCCGCAAAAGCAAAAAGTGAAGCTCCAACGCAAGCCAAAAGAACAGCATTTAAGGGCGTTACAACACCCCAAGGCGAAACCGGTAACGAAGAAAAAAACTACCAAAGAGCAGCAAGCGCGCAAGGGTGAATATATGGTGGGTGAAGCTGATAACGTGTTTGCCCTAACGACGGTCTATGCCACAAAAGCACAAGCCATGCGCGCCGCTCAGGCAAAATGGGATAAATTACAACGTGGTGTGGCTGAGTTTTCTATTACTTTGGCCATTGGCAGGCCCGAGCTATACCCGGAAACCCCCGTCAAAGTGAAGGGATTTAAGCCAGTGATCGATAACCAGCCGTGGATAATTACTAAAGTTATTCATTCGCTCAATAATAGCGGTTATACGACAAACCTCGAACTTGAAGTTCTACTATCAGATATGAGCTATGAAGCTATTGATGGATAACTTGTTGAATACAAACAGATGATTTATTCATTTGAATAATTTAAAATAGTTAATAAGCTCAAATGAACGTTGAGGTGTTTATTATGATGCGATGCCCTATTTGCCGTTGCACAGCGCATACTCGATCCAGTCGTGAAATATCTGCCGAAACTAAAGAGAGATATAATCAGTGTACCAATATTAATTGCGGACATACATTCATTACAATGGAGACATTTATTCGCTCTATTATGACTCCGGGTGTTATTAATAAAGTTCCGCCACATTCAACTGCTCAAGGACAATCAACGCTCAATTTCTAA